ACAGTATAAACTTTATTATATTGCATTAAATAAAATCTATCCTCACAATCTATTGCTTCTTGGATAATTCGGGACGCATTAACGTCTGTAGGGTCCGCATAATCATTCCAATCAACACTAAATGCGTATGACTCATCACCATTTGGACTATTATGTTCTTTAATATTTGGAACTAAAAAATAAGCGCGTCTTGTTGTTTCGCTTAACGATGGTGATTGTGACCATTTAACCTTAAACCTATATTTACCTTTAGTTGGAATCCCTCTTTCAGGGTCATTGGATAATACTTGTTCACCAAATTCATTTGTTACATAATAATCTAAGTTCATAGGAACATCAATTAACCAAGTACCATTTTCATCGATAACTTTTCCACCTCCCTCTAAACTAAAATTCTCTAAAATCGGTCTTCCATCACTATCTTGTTGAATGGTTTGTCTAATCGCTAAAATTTCACCAGGACCAACTGTTAAATTACATAAATGACCCGAAGTGTTGGGTGGTCTACAACCGGCAGAAATAGCACTACTATTAGGTCCGGAGATAATCGAACCCATAAAAACTGAAGTTGGTCTAATTTCAACATTCGCTTCACCACTTAAATCAAAATCAGTTCTTGTAATACCTAAATTACAAATTTCAGGCTGGCCCCATAATGGTTCAACCTCAATAGTTCTATTAACAGTTACTATTTGTGGTAATTCTCTTAAGTTATTAGATGATTTAAAATTAGTACCTGAAACTTGAGCCTCGGTTGCAATACCCATCCTAATTAAATCCTGTGGTGATAAAGAAAACTCACCAATATCAGATAAATCAACATCTAAAACAATAGTATGAGTCCCAACAGGAACCCCAAATATCATATAATCACCACTGTCGTTAGTAACCGCATTATATTTATAATACTTGTCATAAACTTGGATTAACGTTGGGTCAGTTAAAACATCATTTCTTGTAAAAAATGTTCCGGTTGGAACGTGAGCACTATATGATTTAACATAAGGTAGTAAATTATATCTATAACCATCATCATTTAAATCTGATAATGATTTATAAGGGTATAACTCAGATATAATAGGATTAGATTGGTCCTCACTATCAATAGGTATGAAAACGGAAACTTTAGCATTTGGAATACCAAATCCGTTATTAACACTTACACGACCAACAATAACACCATAATCGGCACATTGTCGAGTGTATATATCACTTTGTAATATTTTTAACGATAGAATCTCTAAATAATCAAACTCTTGGTCGATTAAAACTTTAACTGATTTATCAACACCGGGTTGAGTTCTTATTCTATATGATTTTGACATATTTTATCTTTTTAAATAAATAGTTTATACACTATTTTTAAAAGATAATTAATAATATTTCAAAATAAATTATTAAGAGAAATTGACGGTTTTAAGGTTTTTAACTCTTATGTTAATATCTTTATTAGGATATTTAATCTGATAAATTTGATTAGGTTCCGCAAATATGGTATCATCAATTAAACCTATTTGTCTTGTCGTACTATCTATGTATCTTTGAGAGGTTTGAGATGAGGAATATTGTCCTCCAACTTTATTGAACACTTGAATATCCGATAATGATATAACACCATTTTCACTTTGAATTAATCTTCTTAATTCTGATATATTCACATTTTCACCCATCTGTCTATTAGCCGGGTCAAAATATTCTGTTACTATATTAATAATTTGTGAAATTACTGTACCTTGATTTTGAGTGTTATCTAACACCACATCAATATTAAAACTTAAATCAATTACATTAGCACTTTGAATTGATACATAATCATTTATCATACGATAATTTGATAAGTAATTAGCAACATTATTTTTTAAAGTATTTGATATTACCTCGGTCAATTTACCGGATTCGTCGTACGATAACATCTGAATAATTATTTTATTATTATTTTCAGTAATCGCCACTTTTGCCGGAGCTCCGAATTGTGATGGCATTGTTCTAATGATAGAATCATAATCATTAACTGTAACCGCTCTTTTTTGTGCCGCAAAATTATATGAAACTAAATTTCTAACTTCCTCAGTTGTCGGGAAATTAGCCCCACCAATTGCAGCTGTTACATTAGTACATCTTAATGAATTCACAACAGTAGTATTAACTGTTTCAGACGGTCCATTAACAAAAAATGAAACCGTACCAATTTGTGTAATTGCATTCACACCAATATTACTACCTGTTCCTCCACCAACTCTGTATTGAACAAATAAAGTCGTATTTGGTTTAAGAGTACTACCTAAAGCCAAATTATTTGAATACTTATATAGATTTAATTGGAATCCGTCTCTAGCGAATTCTCTTAATTGTTCGTCCGCGGATTGACTACCCCCACCAAAAGTCATTTTTAAAAACCCTTCAGGAGTGAATTCAGTGATAAATTTGTTACTTGTTTGGATATATTTACCAACTTTAATTCCCGGAGCATCAGATACTTTAGTAGGGTCTTCAACAAATACTCTATCTTCCGCCAAAGCATCAACTTCATACCATCGGTTGTCTAACCCTAAAAATTCTTGAGCCGAAGGAATATTAGTATATTGAGTACTATCTTTCAATAAAACGCTGGTTACCCCTAAGACGTTCTTTTCAGGTAAGAATAACTCATAAAATGGTCTAACATCATTTGGTGTTATAACTTTTTTAAAAACCTTAGTGGTTCCATTAACAACTGTTTCTCGTTTTGTAATGGTATAATTTAATAATTTGTTGTTCGAATCAAAATTAGGTATTTTTAATCTATTAGGATATCCCTCAGCATTTGTTGGCGATGAGAAATCAATATCATAAACCGTTTCAAACACTTGACCGGCACCGTTAACCTGAGAACCTCGTCTTAATATTCCGCAATATCTTAAATCTTCTTTATCTCCGAACGCAGGAACTGTAATTGAAAAATCAACTAAAGCAACCGAAGGTCTCATTCCCGGAACCTTTAATCCATACGTTTTAGCAATATTGAAGATTGAGGACCTTTGTTGCGCATATTGTAAAACCGTTTCCTGAATACTTCTATCAATATTAAATTGTAAGTTATCCGTTACCGCAGCGTTTAAATCTAATAATACAGAAAAAACTGATGCGTCATTAAAGTTTTGAATGGTATCAGGATAATATGTTTTTGTGAAGTTAATTAACTCCGTTCTAATTGATTGGAAATCTCTAGTTGTATAGGATATTTTTTTATTTGCCATATTTTTATATATTAATAATTACAAAGTCACTACTATTGAAGACATCGTTATTTACCGTGTAATCTATTTTAACTCTTGCAGTATGTTCTTTATCTGAGATATTAGGAACCCTAAAAACTCTCTCATCATTATCATTAATATAACTACCTTTATCTTCATCCCCGGTAGATGCCGCAGTGATACTAATATTTGTTATTGTAATTCCGGGTAAATAAATACCGGCAGCATCTCTAATCTCAGTTTCTATTTCCGAAAACGTAGGACCGTCTAATGGTTCAAATAAATATTCATACAATCTTGTCCCAAAATCAGGTAAATAATATCTACTACCTTTTCTTGAAAGTAAAAGATGAATTAAATTTGACCTTATTTCTTGGTCATTATAACTTGATAAATCTAAATATTTTCCGTCAAATGAATCTCTGAAAGGAAAAGTTAGACCGTATGTAATTCCATCTGCCATATCTATAAATATAATGTCGTGATTATTTTTTATAAATACCCCTAAAATAAAAAATCACGACAGATTGTCGTGATTTATGTCGCGATTATTAAAAGATTAAGAACCACACCCGAAACACTCAAACTCGGAATCCGAAGGTTTTTGTGTTAATTCAACTTTTGGTTTCTCAATTTGCTTTGGTTGTCCAACTTTTGAAATATCCACCGCTAAGTGTTTTGCTCCGGTTGATATCGCTTTTGTTCTAACATAATAACAAAGAGTTTTCAAACCTTTACCCCAAGAATGGAAGTGTGATGATGAAATTTTTGATAACGTTGGATTTGACATATAGATATTCATCGATTGTGATTGGTCAATGAATGGTGCTCTGTCTGCTGCCATATCAATAAGTTCTCTTTGTGAAATCTCCCAAATAGTTCTATACTTCGGAATTAAATGTTCAATTCTTTTAACTTTTTTAGCGTAATTCTTTTCTTCTGGGTCAAGATAGTGATTAAAATTAATATTCTGAATAGAACCCTCGTTCATAATAATCTCATTCTTCAAATCTTCACACCAAATACCAATTTTTTCAAAATCATTAATTAGGTATTTATTAACAATTAAAATTTCACCACCAACTACACGACGATTAAATAACGCCGAGTGAGCTGGTTCCGTCATTTCAAACGAACCTGTTATCTTCGCTGATGATGCTACGGGCATCTGAGCAGTAAATAATGAATTACAAACCCCGTGGTTAGACACTTCTAATTTAAGACTATCCCAATCCCACATTCCTCCTAATCCTTCATAATCTAATCCCCACATATCAAATTGGAATATTCCTTTAGACATTGGTGACCCTTCAAAGAATTTATATGGTTTATACTCACCTGATTTACATAATTCCATACTCTCGGTGATAGCCGCAAAATAAATTGTTTCAAATATATCTTTGTTTAATTTTCTAGCTTCTTCGGATGTGAATATATAATCCATTAAGTAGAATACATCAGCGAGACCTTGTGTTCCAATAGCGATTGCTCTTTGTTCCAAACCACCTTTTCTACCTTGTTCAGTTGAATAACTATTGATGTCGATAACTTTGTTAAGTGCTCTCACAACTTTTCTAACTTCATTGTAAAGTAATTTGAAATCAAATTCACCCTTAATAATAAAGTTTTTTAATACCATAGAAGATAAAGTACAAATTGCCGTTGTTTCTTCATCTGTATATTGATAAATCTCATTACATAAATTAGATTGTTTAATAACCCCAATATTTTGATGGTTAGTTTTTCTATTAGCATTGTCTTTTGAACATAGATAAGGAACTCCGGTTTCAACCTGAGATTCAATAATTTTATTCCAAACCGATTGTGCTTTCACTTTTTTACCCAAACCTAACTCAACGGCTCTTTGATAGTTTTGTTCGTATTCTTCACCATAAGTTTCTTGTAAAGGTTTGATTCCCGATTTAATAATATCATTAGGACAGAACAAATACCAATCATCATTATTTTTGACCGCTTCCATAAAGTTGTCCGGTAACCAAATTGAAGTGAACAAATCTCTTGCTCTCATCTCCTCGGCTCCGGTATTTTTCTTAATATCTAATAAATCAAAAATGTCTTTGTGCCAAGGTTCAATGTAGATTGCCGCACTACCGGGTCTTCTACCTTGTTGGTTAAAGAAACGTAATGATTCGTTAACAATTTTAAGATACTTTAATAAACCTCCGGCAAATCCACCTGATGAATTTATTCTACTCTCTTTACTACGAATATTCGACATACATAATCCAATACCCGCCGCATCTGAAGAATAGGTTGAGATATCGTTTAATGTTTGTAATAATCCATTACGAGAATCTCCGTGGTTGTATTTCAATACACAAGACGCTAGTTGAGGTGTTTTAGTACCTGCGTTAATCATAATTGGAGTTGCAGGAGAAATAAGTTGATTTGATAATGAATTGTAATATTCAACCGCCTCTTCAAATGATTTAGTTACCCATAGAGCAACTCTCATATACATATGTTGAGGTCTTTCAACTACTATACCTTCCGGGGTTTTTAACAAATACATTTCTGATAATGATTTCCACGCAAAATAATCAAAATTATAATCATTCTCGTGATTTATTACCGAATCAATATTATTAGGTCCATATTTTTCAATAGTCTCCATTAACTTATCGTTGATAATTCCATCAACGTGTAATACGTGCATTGTATTACAAAAACTCTCATCCGTCTCCTTATGATATGATGAAATAGCGACTGATGCCGCCAATCTTGAATAGTCGTGATGACTACCGGTATATGCCGCAGCAATCTCATAAACCAATTTATCTAACTCTTTGGTTGTGATAACACCTTCAGTCGGAACCGAAGTAATAACCTTAATGAATACCTCATCAGCATTTACGTTCAACCCTTTAGCCGCACGTTTAACTCTGTTGTATATTTTTTGAGGGTTAAACGAAACTTCATCTCCCCCTCTTTTTCTTATCTTTAATGACATCATATTAAAAATCTTCTGTAAATGTTAATGATTCACCTAATTTAGCTTTTTGGTACTCAACAGTTCTTGATTCAAAGAAATTACCTTTTGTTTCAACCGCAATTTGTTCCATAAACTTAAATGGTTGTTCTACGTTAAATTGTTTCTTACAACCTAACTTCACCAATAATCCGTCAACAACGAATTCTAAATATTGTTTCATTAAGTTTGAATTCATACCAATTAACGATACCGGTAATGACTCAGTAATGAATTCTTTTTCAATTTCTAAAGCAGATAAAAGAATTTCTTTAATTCTCTTTTCACTTGGTCTATTCTCTACGTGGTTATTCAATAGGTGAATTGCAAAATCACAGTGTAAATTTTCATCTTTGAAAATCAAAGAATTTGCGTTACATAAACCTTGCATAATACCTCTCGATTTTAACCAAAATATAGAACAGAACGACCCGGAAAAGAAAATCCCTTCTACCGCAGCAAATGCAACTAATCGTTCTTGGAACGATGTACTTTCAATCCATTTTAAAGCCCAACTAGCCTTCTTTTGAACCGCAGGTAGTCTATCAATCGCATTAAAACACTCATCCTTTTCTTCCGCATCTGATATGTAAGTATCAATCAATAACGAATACATTAATGAATGAATATTTTCCATCATAAGTTGGAACCCATAGAAAAATTTAGCTTCCGGATATTGAACCTCTTTTAAGAAATTCTCCGCCAAATTTTCATTAACAATTCCGTCTGATGCCGCAAAGAACGATAATACATTTTTAATGAAATACCTTTCATTATCCGTTAAATTCTCCCAATCTCTAATATCGTTGGATAAATCAACCTCCTCAGCAGTCCAAAAAGCCGCTTGGTGTTGTGTGTAATAATCCCAAATATCATTATATTGAATTGGGAAAATAACAAATCGATTTTTATTTTCTTCTAATATTTTTTCTACTTTTTCCATATTTTTTTTTTAATTTACATATTTCCAACTAAAACCACCACATTTTTTTCTTTTATTTTTACAAACACTAACAATATTACCTTTACTTTTAATATTATTTTTAATCATCGCAATTTCTAACGATTCATAAATTTCTAATTCATCCCCAGTATCTAAACAAATTTTAATAACAGGTCTTTTATTATGACTAACCTGACCTTTATGTGATTCAGATAATTTTAATTTATGTTCTTCAGTTAATTTTCTACCTGAAAGTGATTCACTAATATTTTTTTTTGTAGTTTCACTTCTTTTCTTCCCTAAACCACTTTTACCAATTTTTATTTTGTGGTCATCAGTTAATTTTTTATTTTTCCAATAACCTATTTTTCCTTTATTACCATCAGATATTTTTTTTCTAGTATCATTTGATGGTGAATAATTCAAATTTGACCCACCACCGTCAGATAAATTAAGTAATTTATTTTTATTTCTATAATGTGATATCCAATAAATTTCTCTATCACACCAATTTTCAACATCAGTTCTTTCGATTTCAACAATTTCAGGTATAATGTTATTTTCTAGTAATTTTTTTATCCATAAATTCAAAGGTCTATTAACACCTTTTTTACTTAAATAAATGTGTTTAGATAATCTTTCTTTAATACTTTTTTTTGTTTTACCAATATATCGTATAAGTTCCGGATTATTAGGGTCGTAAATTCCATAAATTATTATTTCCATAAATTTGTTTTATTATAAATATTATAAACTTTTAATAAAGACAAATCTATTGTGATTTTCTTTAATTTTGATTTCTTTTTTGTTCTTCTTTTTGTTTTCTTTTCTCCATCAAATCTTTAATTCTTTGACGGTTTCTTTCCTCTGTTTGTTCTTCTAAACCTAAGAATGTTACTGAACTATCGGTATCTATCTCCAACATTCCATTATCAAACTTACAATTTTCAAAAACAATACCATCATCACCAATACGTGATTTCGTGATAGCAATTGTTGCTAATTTCATTTCTTTTTGTTGTAATGATTTCGCCACGGAAATAATTACGTGTCCAACTTGTGCTTTCTTAATCGAACCACCCATTTGGTCAGTTGTTACAACATCAGACGATATTGAACTTCTATTACCTTGGGTTGCTGTCCATCCAACAATATTCAATTCGTGACACATCGCCTCAAAACCTCTCATCACTGAACCTTCAGATTTCCATTCATCACCCAAGTTTTTATCCGGAACAACACAATCAATATAGTCTAATAATACCATATCAATTTTAGTCCCTTCCGACATCATTTTACGGATTTGATTTTTGATTTGCATCATAGTCATAGTATCCGAAGGAAGTTTTTTAAGTATAAGTTCGTTAGTCATAGTTTCTTTAACTTTCTTAACTTTTTCCATAACTTCCTCTTTTCTTACAGACAATTCGTCCGGATGAATTTTAGTCCATAAAGTAATGTGTTTACGTTGAATAATCTTTGGGTTATCCTCAAAGAAAATTTGTAAAACATTGTATCCCAAATTAAATGCGTGATTTGAGATTTTTGTTAGTAATGTTGATTTACCAACACCGGTCGGTGCTAAAACAACACCAATTTCCCCCTTCGCTAATCCACCTTTTAACAATCTATCAATCCCCGGAATACCCATCGGTATTGGATGACGATAATCCTCATCTAAAACCTCATCTAAGTTGTGAAAAACACTCTCAGTTCCCTTGTCGTGTTCTCCAACTTGAAGTGCTTTACTAACCATTTCTTCTAATGTGTCATAACTTTCAAATTCACCAGCATCGATGATTTTTTGTGCTTTAGTCATAACTTTCTGTAACTCTTGTTGTTTACAGAATTTCATTGATTTTTCTTGGACAAATTCCGCACCTTCAATATTGGTCTCCTTAACTTTATTAAGGGTATCAATTACAATTTTTACCGCTAGAGGTTGTTGTAACTCGGATTTTGTGATTTGTTCTAAAGTGTCAAACGTTGGTGTGTGTTCATATTTTGAGTAATACTCTTTAATCATTTGAATGATTAATTTAAAATATTTATTCTCAAAATAATTTGGTTCCATCACATCGATAATTGACCTTGAAAAGTCTTTATCTACTATGATTTGGTTTAATAATTGTAGCTGAAATGTGCTACCTAAGTACTCGAAATTTTTGTTTGACGCCATATATTTTTTATTAGTGTATTTGATAAATATTATACACTTAGTGGAACTTCTAAATAATTGTATGTTAAATTTTCTGACGAAAAAATGTCAGTCAAATTCATTAATAAACTTTTTAGGTGTGGGCGTACATCCACAGTGTATCTTACCTTTGGTGGGTATATTTTAGCATCAACTTGTCTATGACAAATTGTCATATCATTTTGTTTAATATAGATGTTAAAATACTCAGGTCCGTCAATATATGACGTTTCCAAAATCGCCGGATTGTTAATAATCTCATACATATTATCCGACATATATGTAACCGTTTTTAACGATAATTGTTGTTGAATATCTTCTTTAAATTCTTTAAGTAATTCATACAATTCCAAAGAGTTTTTCGCTTTAGGATTAAACTCTCTAACATTAAAAAATCTTTGAACGATAATATTATCATTCACCATCATTAAGAATTCTAATTTTACAGAATCTTGGTTTCTCATAATTAATTGTTTTTGTAATTTCTTTTTTCTTTTCTTGTTAGTTTCATAAAGGGTCTAACAAAATTAACCCACGCGTCATCACTTTTTGGTAGATACTTGAAGAACCCGTCTTCCATCATCATTTTTATAAGGTTTTTATATCCCCTACCTTCCGGGTCTAATGTTTCTCGATAATATAATTCAACAATCTCTTTCCCTTCTTCAGTTATCAAAGGTTTTGATAAATCAACTATCTTTTCATTAATCTCAAAAAATTCGTTACCATAAACACCAGTTCTTGTTTTACCCGATAATAAATTCTGTAACGTTTTATTACTTCTGTTTTCTTTTAAAAGATTTTCAGCCTTTTCTAAAATATCGGAAACTGAAACCGGTTTTTCAAGTAGCTCAGGGAAAAACTTTACAAGAGTCTTTTCTCCAAGACCTGAAATACCATCAATATTATCAGATTTATCTCCGGATAATATTTTATAGGTACGAACATTTTGATGAGGAAAGTAATAGTATTCCAACATTACTTTATCACCTTTTCGGAATGTTTGTTTTGTTTTTGGGTAATATACTGAAACCTTATCAGAGATAAGTTGGATAAGGTCTTTATCCCCCGAGAATATTGTTTTCTGTTCGTTCTCCGAGATTTGGCAGTAATAAGCAATCAAATCATCCGCCTCGTTTTTTTCGACGTTTATTTGTCTTATATAACATTCTTCCAAATACTCCTTAATCCTCTCTTTTTGTTCTTCAAAAGATTGGTCTTTGAAGTCATCGGTGACTCTACGTTTCTCTTTATATTGGGGATATAATATTTTTCGGGTAAGGGAATTATCATTTCCGTCCCACATAACGACAACCTTATCGTAGTTTTGTTCATCAATAAGTCGTCGAATGGTGTTTATGAAATGCCATAAACCACCTATGTGTTTTGTTCCGTTAAAAAAATCTTTAACACCACTAAATCCTACCTTTAGTAGGTAATTCCCATCGACCAAAAGTGTTTTAGTCATTTGTATTTTTTGTATTCGTTACTATAAAATTTTGTTACTCTTTTTGATATTATCTTCCGCCCATAATGGTTGGAGATTTGTATAATGACATAACTTATAAAGTTCGTCTTCTGTTTTTGCCGATGATAATGGAATGATATGGTCTATATGCCACTCATTTCTGTTTTCCCAACTCATACCATCAGTAAATTGGGTTTCTAAATGTTCTTTGAGAAATTCAGGAGAACAACCAACAATATCAAAAGTTTTATTTCTTTTTGTAATATTAAGTATTGTTAAATATTTTCTTAATCTACACCTAACTTTATTTGTTAAGTGAAAAATAAGGTCTTCTTTTCTTCTTTCTTTAGCTCTTTTATTTTTTCTATCCCTAATTTTTTGGTAGTTTTTTATCTCCCATTCTTTTATTCTTTCACGAATACTTTCTTTATTTTTTTCCCTCCAAATTTTCCCAATATTCACAATCCTTTCTTTATTTTCTTTTGACCAAGTATGATTTTTTTTTAATTTACATTCTTTACAATTATTTCTATATCCTGTTGGTGTGTCAGTTCTTTTATAAAATTCAGACAGAGTTTTTTCTAAACCACATTCATTACAAACTTTAGTTTCCATTTTTAATATATTCCTTTAATAATTTATTAACAAGGGAAGATAAATTTATAGATTTATCCTTAAAGTATTGTGGTAATTCTGGGTCAACTGAAACACCAATTTTCACTTTTTTTTCAATCTCTTCTTTTTTTTTTCTTCCCATACTAATAAATATCTACAAATTATAAAAAAGTGGAATTATTACAACTTTTTTTAATTAAAATCATCTTCTTCTGATTCATCCAACGTAATTTCACCAGTTCCACTAAGAATAGCGTTCCAATAACTAGAATATTCTTTTTTATATTTATCCAAAGCCTCTTTTGTATCTGATATATAACCTTGAGGGACAGCAATAATTTTTCCATCCTTGTAGGCTATCCCATTAACGTGATTTTTTAAAATTGAAATCTTAGTTCTTACAGCATACGATATTGTTCTCCCATTTTTTGTTGCTGTAATATGATTAACACCTGAACTTTTCTGATTACCAAATAAGAAAACCAAAGACGCGGCTAAATATAACGCTTGACCTCCTTTTGGTTGTATTGTTGCTTGGCCAAAAGGTGTATCCGGAAGTTGGACCCAAGGTTGTACAATTACCGACATTGTATTTATATGCGGATAATCTTCTTTTTTTGATTTAGAAATTCTTGAATGGATACCTCTACCTATTTTATCCGCTAAAACTCTGGCGTCGTGTTGGGACCCTCCGGCTCCATCAAAAGTCATTTTACAGGGGATTGAACCAATTGAATCAATAAAAAAGGCCAAATCATAAGGTAACTCTCCTTTTTCTTGAGCATCTAATATATCATTTATATAATCAGTCATTTGTTCAATATAATCAAACGAGTCATTATATATAAAATGACCATCCCATTCCCCATTTTCATTTTTTTCCGCTTGAAACCCTAATTCAACACAATGGTCCCAAGACCATTTTTTTTCGGTTATAATGAAAACGGGTAGATGTCCTCTTTTTTGAGCATCGACAGCGGCAAGTATTAAAGCGGTTGTCTTAGATGTGTTGCTGTGTCCTAAGAACATATTTATCCCCCCCATTACAGGTCCGGGTAATCCACACGCTTCCATAAAAGCATCTCCGCAGTTATAGAAACTTTCAGGTTTGTATTTCGTTTTTGTAGAGAATTTACCCTTAATATCCTCTAACGAAAATGTTTTTTTTCTTATTGCCATATGTCCAAGTTAATATTGTTTTTAGTTAGTTTTGTATATATCTTGGACACTAAGAATGTCCTAGTGTCCAAGATAAGTGTCCAAGTCATTTTGTCTAAAATGGCATATCATCATCCCCTTCGGCATCAGCTTGTGGGTCTTCATAACCTGAAGATTTTGCACCACCGAATGAAGTTTCATCCTCATCTGAATTACCATAATCATAACCACCTTTTTCAGAGTTCCATTTCGGAGTTTCACCTCTTGCAATTGCCTCTAAATATTCAACCGGTTTTTTAGAATAAACATCTTCCCAAGTCAACTCATCATCAATCCAAGATTGAGCCAATTCTTTATCCTCGTGAACAGGAGCTGCATCATCATACATAACGGTTTGAATTACGGTGTAGTAAGCACCTTTTGGAGTTTTTGCCTTAGTTAATTCAAGGATAAGGTCTCTACCTGTTTCAGGGTCAGCAATATCACCTTTGTTTCTGTATATTGGGATAATTTTGTCGTAAATACCCTCGTTTTTGTAGTTAGCTTTGAATCTCCAAAACTTAACACCATCAGCCTCGTTATCTCTATCAATAACTTTTACAATGTAAAATTTACGAGACAAGTAACTTGTTGCTAATTTTTTGTCTTCTTCTTTACCTGTTGAACGTAACTCTTCGTAAACCTCATTCAAAGGTGAACGTTCGTTGTCGTTTTTTCCCGGGTCATAAAATTTTTGGAGTTTTCCGTCTACTCGAATCTCGTGGAAGTAAACCTCTTTGAATGGTGAAGAACCATCTTTTGTAGGTAAGATTCTTAATCTTCTTTGTCCTTGGGTTTCCTTATCGTTAAGGATTGCCGCGAAGTATTTTTTCATTCTCTCTTCTTGTGTGAATTTTGAGGTAGAAGAAGAACTACCTTGTTTTGATTGCTCATATTGAGCCAAAACTGCGTCTAAAGAATTTGTCGCCATAATGTGTAAAATATTTAAAGTTTATAAAAGTATAGTTGTCAGCCGTGTAATAGTCAAATTTTTTTAGAAAATAAAACGGACTTTCGTCCGTCTTATTTATTTAATTTGTTGGAAAGCAGTTGCTTCATCTTCAAAATTTCTAAAAGTTTTTTTAATTTCCGAAGGTGAATAATCTTCAACTTCGTCTTGAGTTAAAATATATTCATTTTTTCCGGATTTTTCCATATCTTCTTCTTTGTCTTGAAAAAAATCTGTCAGTTTTTGATTGAAAGGTCCTGAATCTAAACTTCTTAACTCTAATTTTTCTTGAGGAGTTTTTTCTCGGTATTTTTCAATCTTCATTTCTAAATCATTTAATTTAGTCATAATACCATCCATTTCACTTAATTTAGATTCTAAATTATCTAAATGTTGAAATAGATTATCAAAATATTCGGATTGTTTTTGTTCTACGTTTTTTTGAGATTTAACTAAATCAGTAATATCTAATTCTTCAGTTTTACCATCTGATTTGGTTTCATCTTGACCTAATTTTTCCACATCAGGGTCTGTTTCAACATCAACAGGTTGTGGTGTTGTTGGTTCAGTCGGAGCTGGTGGGACAACATTTGGGTCAACAGGTGCCGGTGCAGGAGCAACCGCATTAGGGTCTTCTCCCGGTGCCGGTGGTAAGGTCGCGTCTTGTTCAACAATATAATTGTTAATCGAATTGTATCTAGCAATTTCTTCTAAGATTTTATTATCTATTGTCTTCATTTTACCCATTTAATAATTGTTTAATACCTGTTGTAGTTTCAACCTGTATTTTTCTATTTTGATTCATTGTATTATCAACTCTTTCAATTAGACCATCTTTCATTCTAATAGTATAACAATCACCTGTGTCTAAATCACACACTTGTTTTGAACCATTACCCATATCTTTTTCAGTTGTACGGGCCTTTTTACCTAAGTAATTTTCTAATATTGATTTTGTATCCATAGTCTTTTTTATATATAAATATCTGTTTATTTGTAAATGTTATTTTAAATAACTTTATTATAATCACCCAACACTTGGTTATAAACCTTAATAGATTGACTTACATTAAATTCCATATTAGATAACTCAGTAGAATTCATTGTACTATAAACATTATC